GAGGTTGTCGGTCACGTTGAAGCCGGTCGAGCCCGATCCCGAGGCCTCGACGTTCCCGTTGATCCGGAGCTCGGCCGCGCACATGATCGGCGTTCCCCCCGAGAGCGTGACGTCGAGCTCGATGTAGTACCAGATTCCCGTATGGAGCGCGCGAGTGGTGACGGCGATGATGTTCGTGTTGCCGGCGCGCAGCGAGAGCGTGCCGTCGGCATCCTCAAGCAGCCGGCACATCTGGTTGCTATTGTTGAAAATCTCGTAACGCGACTGGTCGCCGGACGGATCGTTATTGCGGCGGTAGGCGAACCCACTGACCCAGCGCGCGGAGTGCGCGAGGGTTTTCCCGATCGCGGCCTGGTTCATGCTGATGCACTGGCCCGTCCGGCCCGCGCTTGAGACGACCAGCGCCCCGTTCACGATCGTGTAGCGCGACAGCAGGTTGTCGAGCAACGCGCCGGTGACGGTTCCCAGAGCGTAGCGCTCGAAGGACTCCTTGAAAAGAACGAAGCTCATGGGGTTTTAGGTCTCCAGAGTAACGCGAAGGTCGGCTGCGCCCGAGGCGGTCACCACCACGCCGCGGATGTCGCCGTTTGGTTCAAAATAGACCTCGCGGTCGCCAAAGGTCATGGTCGCAAGCAGGTCCCCGGTCAGGGCGTCGATCGCGCTATTGCAGCGCGTCAGGCGAACCGGCGGCCAGATCGGGTCATTCGCGCTGTAGAGGTAAGGCATCTGCCGGTTGCGCGGCGGATCGCCGACGGGGTCGTAGCTGTCCGAGTCGGTCGCCGCGATCGTGATGGTCCCGAGCAGGCCGACGTCAGTGCCGTTCGGCGCGATCCAGCAAAGCAGCATGACGAACGGATTGGTCACGGGCGGCGTGCCCACCTTGGCGATCTGGGTCCGGATCGTTTCCCAGGACTGGCCGGCGTCGGCAAGGTTGGTGTTCTGGCCGTCAGTGATCGAGCCGTCGATGCCGAGCGAGATGTAGGCCGCCCCGCTCATGGTCCTCAAGCCGGGCCGGGCGCCCTGGCCGTCGTCGGCCGCAAACGTCGTAAGCTGCGTGGGCGCTCCTCCGAGCACCTGCGCCTGGACGATCGCGACCACCATGTTGGGCCACAGGAACTTCCAGCACTGAGGCGCGACCTCGTCGAGAAGCACCTTCTGGAAGCGCCCGGGCACCAGCAGGTAAAAGAGCATCGCGGTGTGTCCCGCCGGCGTCGTGCCGAACATGCCGCGCGTGATGGTCCAGGCTCCGGATCCGTAGTCGATCGAAACGATCTGGCAAATCTCGTAGGTCCACAGGCCGCCGGTCGAGACGGCGTCGTCGACGATGAAGTACTGGCCGGGCGCAAACGGATAGAGCGTCGCCGTAGCGGTCGCGCCTCCGGATCCGCCGCCGCCGGTAAAGGAGATCGTCGGGGCCGACGGGAAGCCGCCGCCGTACTTCGAGATTTGGATCGACTGGACCACGCGGCCGTTCATGATCGCGGTCGCCGACGCGCCGCCGCCCTTGTAGGCCGGATCCGTGATCACCACGTTCGGGGCCGAATCGTAGTCGCCGCCGGCGGTGACGGCGATCGCCTGGAGCGATTGACCGAACCGGCTCGAGCCCGTGAGGGTCGGCGTGACCGTGGTCGAGACATCGTCGATGGTGAACAATCCATACCAGGCGGTGTCGGTCTCGCGCACCGACCAGGCCGTGATGACGATGAGGCCGCCGTTCGCATTCGAGAGCGCGGCGGACAGCTTATCGAAGGCCTGTTTGACGCTCACAAACCACTTGTTCCAGGGCTGCGAGGCGACGTTTTTGCCCCGTTCTGGGAGCGCGCCGGCCGCGGACTGGTCTCCGGATCCGAGCATTACGTTTTGGGTGGGCGGCCGGGCCAGCAATCCCGAGAGCGAGTTCGCATCGGGCGAGGTCAGGACCGCGATGCCCTCGACGCACACGGCCGCGAAGTCCTCGTCCACGCGAAAGCTGAAGCTGAGCTGGGCCGCGGCCGACATCTACTTTGGAACCTCGAGAGCGGCCATCGCGTGGACGGCGGCTTTCTTCTCCTCGTCCTTGGCCGCGTCCGATCGGGCGCGTTTTTCGCACCATGCCTGGGCGTGCTCGAGCGAGATGAAGTACGCGAAGTCGTCGGCGAGGGTGTAGTAAAGCCGCGTGTCGAAACTATCTTCAGGATTGTCGCGCGCCGGCTCAAGCACGCCCGCAAGAATCCGGCCGTCCTCGTTCACCAGCCAGTGGCGCAGATCCGGATAGAGTAGGTCTACGTCGGTGCGCTTGATCGATCGCGGCGGCATCCAGGTCAGCGTCATCGGAGTCCAGTTTACCCCCCGTCTCCCGGCTCGGTCTCAACGAAGGCGTCGATCCAGGCCTGCTTATTCGCGTCCGTTCGGCTGTAACGATACATGCGATCCATCGCGCGGCCGAGTCGCTGAAAGCGCGTGACGTGCTGGATCCCATCCGGATCGGCGGGGTCTTGACCCAGGACGTCGGTGAGCACGGCCGGGTAGGTCTTGCCGCCATTATTGGAAATCTCCAGCGTGGCCGTCGGCGGATCCGAGCTCACGTCGGGTTGCTCCTGGAACACCTCGAAGCGCTTGTGCCGGATCATCTTATTCTCGACGTTCACGTGCGGGCCGGAGCGCTGATAGAGGATCGCGTTGCCGTCGTCGGTGTAGGTGTCGACGGAGGCCACGTAGATATTGCCGTCGAAGCCGCCCGAGACGAAATGACGGTTTCCGGTCATCGTGTGGAGCGCCGCCTTATACTGCGAAATCGAGGTGTCCGGATCGAGACTCGATCCATCCCATTCGCCGCGCTCGTGCCACATGCCGGTGGTCAGATCGACCGCGATCGTCCTGTTGGCGTGGGTGAAGGTGATGACGTAAAAGGAGTGCCCGTTCTCGGTGTAGGTATAGGCGACGCCGTCCGACGTGTCCGTCCCGGAAAGGCCATAGGAGCGGATCAGGTTCTCGATCGCGTGGTTTGAAATCCGCTGGGGCGTGAAGCCGTTCGAGCGCCAAATGGTCCCGATGCCGCGGTCGTCGCCGCCGAGCCAGATCATCGACTCGTCGAGCTTTGAGAGCGACCACTGCGACCAGATGCCCTGCTCCATCAGACCTTCCGGATAGCGGACAAACGGGAAGTTGGGCGGGTTGGGCTCGTTGACCCACACCTCGGCCGTCTTCTTGCCAAAGAGCCAGAGCATCTCATGGTCGGCGAGGATCGCCTGAATCACGTCCGGCCTCGAGGTGCGCGTCTGGTAGTCGAGCGGGGGCCAGGTCAAGCCGTCGAAGACGCCCGAAATGTTGATCTGGTTGCCGTTGGCGAAGGTGATGTCGCGCAGGGCGACAAAATACCCGTCGATGAAGGTCAGCCCGCGCGCGTTGGTGAGCGCCCGGGTCATCGGGATCGAGCCGTCGAGGTTCCAGACCCAGATGGATCCGGAAAAAGCGCCGTCGAAAAGTTGATCTGGTAGACGTGATCGCCGCCCACGGCGAAGAGCTTATTGTTGCCTCCGAACATGGCCCGGCAGGGACTCGTCGGCAGCGTGCAAAAGAGCGTATGGCCAGGCCGGTTGTAGAAGTTGAGCGGGGGGAGCGTCGGGCTGTACGCGCTCTGCTGGCGCGCCTGGTTGATCTCGGGATACATATTGATCGCGCGATCATTGGCGCCGTACTTCGAATAGGCCGCGTAGGTGCCCCCGACCCATCCATCAAAACGCGCCATCGGTTACCGGCCCTCCCGGCCGCCGTAGATATTCGAGCGGGTGTGGATCGTCGGCACGTCGGAGCGTCTCGAGAGCGGGCGCCAGTTGAGCCGCTGGATCACCTCGATCGACTCGGCCGCGTCGGACTTGAGTGTGGGACCCGGACGTGCCGTTCGCGGATTGCGCGCCGCGATCGCGAGTCCGAGGTTTTGCTCGATCGCGACTCGCGTCCCGCGTTCGAGGATCACCCCGGTCGTGATGCCCTGGACCTCGTTGATCGCAGACTCGAGATACAGCGCGACCGAGTTGACGGTCGAGGGAATCGGATAGAAAAAGAGCGTGCCGTAGCTCACGTTTGAGGTGGGCTCGTAATAGACCCCGATCGGCCAGGAGCTCGACCAGTCCTTGTTGCGGACGAGCGCGTAGTCCTGCTGTGTCATGACGTCGAGCGGCCACTCCGGATTTGGCGTCTGGTTCGTGAGCACGAGGCCTGCGTCGGTGAGGCGCACGGGCTTCGGCACGGTGTTAAAGTCCGCGCCGCCCGGTCCGATCTGGTAGGACTTCTGCAGCGACTCCAGCGGGAACACGGTCCGCTCCTTGCAGGGGACAAGCCAGCCCTGCGCGGCCCAGGCGTCCACCATGCCGTTGTAGATCTCGACGCCCTCGTCGAGCTGCTCGGGACTCGCCTTGCGCCGAGCGGCATCCATCAAGCCCGCCAGGCGGAGGCCGGCCTCGATCAGGGTCCGGACGATGATCGTCCCGGGCGGCTGCTGAACCAGGATCGACTCTTTGACGGCGATCTCGCCTTCTTCGACCGCGTTGATCGCCCCGCTTCCGGTCCACTTAAAACGGTAGATGCCGGAGAGCGCGAGCGCCAGGTCGTAGTGATAGAGTCCGGCGCCGTCGTTGGCGGCCGAGGGCGTCGTCTGAGTGCCGGCCGGATCCTGGATCGTCAAGACGACCGTCGACGGGTT